GTACGACGACGAAACGCCGAGTTCCTGTTCGTGACTACGCAGCGATCGCAAATAAGTATGCACGCGATGTCGTCCAGGGCAACATCGTCGCGTGCAAATGGGTTAGGTTAGCTTGCCAGCGACACCTGAATGACCTGGAACGAAGCAAGACGAAAGGATTTCTTTATACCTTCGATGCGGAGCTTGCGGCTCGGGCATGCTCCTTCAAAGAGAAGATGCCGCACACTAAAGGCAAGTGGATGCGGCCTAAGCCGGGCGAGCGCAATCGCATCCATTTGGAGCCATGGCAGGTATTCAACAGCGCTTCGATTTTCGGGTGGGTTTACAAGCGTTCCCGGCTTCGGCGTTTCAATGAAGCCTATATTTCGGTGGGTCGAAAGAACGGCAAGACGGCTGATGCGGTCGGCACTGGTAATTACATGCTCACGGCGGACGATGAGCCAGGAGCTGAGGTATATTGCGCGGCGAACTCCCTCGAGCAGGCGATGGAGGTATTCCGGCCGGCGCTGCGGGCAGTCAATGCGCTTCCGGATCTAAAGCGCTCGTTTCACTTGGACGTGCAGAAGCTATCAATTAGCCGGCTCGATGATGGTGGACGCTTTCGACCATTGGTGGGTATTGCGCGTGACGGGTCGTCTCCACACTGCACGATCATCGATGAGTTCCACGAAGCACTGACGGCCGATCAGTACGACTCAAACAAGAATGGCATGATGGCGCGCGAGCAGCCCCTCATGTACATCATCACCACTGCCGGCGTGAACGTCGATGGGCCATGTTACAACCTAGAGCTTGAGGTCAAGCGAGTCCTGCAAGGGCTGATCGAGAATGACAACCTCTTTGGCATCATCTACACGCTCGACGATGGAGACGACTGGCGCGATCTGGAGTGCCTAAAGAAGGCAAATCCGAACTATGGCATCTCCGTTCTGCCCGAACAGTTCAACCGTGCTCTACGGGATGCTATCCAGCAGCCCGCAAAGCAGCCCGAGTTTATCACCAAAAATGCCAATATGTGGCGCAACAGTGGTAAGCAATGGATTCCGGCCGAAGTATGGGAAGCATGTGCAGATCCGGAGCTGAGGATTGAGGATTTCAAAGGTGAGGCTTGCTACGAAGGCGCCGACCTTGCCGCAAAGGTAGATCTTGCTTCTCGATGCCGGATATTCAGGCGGGACCGGGATGGCAAGGCTCACTATTACGTGTTCTGGAAGCACTATGTTCCAGAAGCGACCGTTGTGGATGGGGCTCACGCGCACTATCAACGATGGGTTAGTCAGGGCAAACTGATCGCTCATAAGGGTCCGGAGATCGAGCTCGAGCGTATCCAGGAGGATATCGAAGCGGAACTGGTCGACTATCCACGTGATTGCATCGCTTTTGATGAGTGGAACGCACGCCAAATGCAGCAGATGTTGGCGAAGGTGATGGCCGACGATGTCGCAATTACGATTCCGCAAAACGTAAAGCATCTGTCGGACCCGATGAAGGAAGTCGAGGCCGCGGCGCTGGCTGGAAGGCTGCATCATGACGGTGATCCGGTCGCGGCCTGGGCGGTGAGTTGCGTTCAGGTCAAGGAAGATCACAACGGGAACGTCTTTCCTCGCAAAGAGAAAAACGGCCGCGCGAAAATTGATCCGGTCTCAGCGCTGCTTTGCGGTATGAGCCGCGCGATGATCGGCGACCCTGTTAGTCGCTATACCGAACCAATGATTGGTTACCTATGAGATTTGCGAAGTTGAAAATCGATGCCGACAGGATAAAGTCGGCCGTATTCGACGGCTCTGTCCTTGTCGGCGTTGCGATGCTGTCTTTCGGCGTCTGGCTTGCGTGGCGTCCAGGCGGATTCATCGTTGGTGGCCTAGCGCTCGCTGGGCTCGGAATGCTGTTGGGTCGGAATCTTGAAGCTTCGCGGAGGCGCGGTTGAGTCTTGTCTCTTCACTAACGCGTGGCTATCAAGGGCTGCGGGCCGATATCGGCGGAGCTCCTGCGCCGTGGGATGACTACTGGTATGGTCCAGTTGGTGCGCCTTCGGTTGCAGGCATGCGGATCTCACCAGATTCGATCAAACGGCTGAGCACTGTCATCGCTTGCGTATCTGCAAAGGCTCGTGCGATCGGCGTGCTGCCTTGCCTTATCTACACTGACCTGCCCGATGGCGGGAAGCAGGTTGCTAGGAAGCACCCACTCTTTCACGTGCTGCACACTCGGCCGAACTCAATGCAAACAGCATTCGAGTTCTACGAGATGCTACAGGGGCATGTGGAGCTGCGCGGCAATGCATATGCTGAGATCCTCAGCGATAGCCGCGGGGTGATTCAGGAGCTGATCCCCATGCATCCCGATCGAGTGCGCGTGGAGATGCTGACGAATGGCGCTATTCGGTATCAGTACAACGATCCGCTGACCAACAATACTCGAACTTTGCTGCAGGATGAGGTATTTCATCCTCGAGAGTGGCCCGACCAGATGCAGCAGGGGCAATCGCGTATCGCCATGGGGATGGATGTCTTTGGCGTCGCTCTCGCGCAACAGGATTACAGCGGTAAGTTTCTGAAAAACGATGGAACGCCGAACACCGTTGTTACGGGCACAAATTTTAAGGATAAGGCGGCTGAGGACGCGTATCGCGACGCTTGGGTAAGGTCGACTACCGGCGAAAATCGTCACAAGCTGAAGATGATGCCGCCGGGCATTGACATCAAGACTTTGGGTGTCAAGCCGGCGGATTTTCAGCTCATTGAAGCTGAAAAATCGTCAGATGTTCGTATTTGCTCGATCTTCAATGTGCTCCCTCATCTTGTCGGCGTCGACGCGGGCAAGGCGGCCACCTACGCGAGTGTTGAGCAGTTCAATCTCATGCATGCCCAGCAGTGCGTGCTTCCCATGTGCGTGATGTGGGAGCAGGTTATTCAGCGGGATTTGATCCAGGATGATCGGTTCTACGCTAAGTTTTCAATGGCTTCCTTACTCCGCGGCGACTACGCGACGCGCATGGTGGGCTATGCGACAGCGATTGAGCACGGCTGGATGTCTCCGGATGAGGCTCGTGAGCTCGAAGATATGAATCCCATCCCTGGCGGCATCGGAAAGAAGCATTTCCGGCCGTTGAACTGGACGACACTCGACGCGTCTCCGGAAACGGGTAGGTCGAGCGCTCAGCAGCTGGGCCCGGCTGAAGGTGATGACGAGCAGGAAGCTGAAAACGGATCTGGAGGCGACGCTGGCCAGCAATCGCGCCTGAAATCGATGCTTCAGCTCTTGGCGCTGGATAATGCCGGCCGGTGCGTAAGGCGCGAAGTAAGCGGAGTGCGCAAGTTGATCCTGAACGAGCGTAACTCCGCGCATGTAGCCGACTTCTACGCTGAGCACTACCGTTTTGTCTGCGGAGTCTTCCATTTCAAGTCACTGCAGCAGCTCAAGGCAAAGCAAGCCTGCGACGAACGTCAGAAGATGCTCTCGAGCATGCTGATTGACGAAGATTTTGTCGGCGCAACCGCTTGGATTGAACAAGTTTCGCTTACCGAGCCTCAAAAGCTCGCAGCTCTCGCAGTTGAAGGGGTGATCTAGTGACTCACAGTCGGTATTCCAGCATCGTTCGGGCCATCTGTTCGACGCCGTGGGCCATTATGCCCGATAAACTTGAAGCGATCTGTGCCTTCATCTCCCTCAAGGTTAGCGGGGGCAACGCGGCACCCGACATTGTTGCAGCCATTCAGGCGCAAAATGCCGTCTCTGCCGCCCGCCAACAAAACCTGGCAACCGCCGGCGCAGGCTCTGTGGCCGTGATTCCGATCTATGGAATCATCAATCAGCGCTATTCGGGCGATTTCTCTGGGCCCAGCGGCACATCCATCCAGAATCTTACACAACAGTTTCGTCAGGCCGTCAATGATCCGAACGTGAAGGCTATTGTTTTCGATATTGACTCGCCAGGTGGATCTGTGTCGGGAGTCGACGAATTTGCGGTAGAAGTCTTCCAGGCTCGCGGGAAAAAGAAGATCTCCGCAGTGTCAAACACGCTATGCGCATCGGCCGCATACTACATTGGCTCGCAGGCCTCAGAGTTTTGCGTAAGTCCGAGCTCATTGACGGGTTCGATCGGCGTATACTCTGCGCACGAAGACGATTCTGTCGCGCTGGAAAACTTGGGCGTGAAGGTCTCGCTCATCAGTGCCGGCAAGTACAAGGTCGAGGGCAACAACTTCGAACCGCTCAGCGATGAAGCTCGGACGGCGATGCAGGCAATGGTGGATGACTACTACGGCATGTTTGTTTCGGCTGTGGCGCGTGGGCGCGGGGTCAAGGTATCCGCGGTGAAGAGCGGTTTCGGTGAGGGCCGAGTGCTCACTGCGAAGGATGCTGTTGCTTCGGGCATGGCGGACAAGGTTGCGACGCTCGATGAGGTGCTCGCTGGTTATGGAGTCAAGCAGCAAGGTGGAGTGTCTGCCTTGAAGAAGGCAAATCCTGCCGCCGTCCTCCAGCATTCGTTCACAGGTGAATTGCTCAGTGCCTCTCGTAACCAAGATGAAAAGTTCACCCAGACGTATGCTTCTGCCGCGCCTGCTGCGGAGTACGGAGATTGCGACTGCCCCTGTGAATCCTGCCAGGGAGGAGACTGCTCTGGATGTGATTGCGATGGTTGCGATTCGGAAAATTGCGGTAATCCGGACTGCAGCTGTGCGGGTCACGTGTCAGAGGATGATGATTCGGATGCTTCGGTCAAGGTTGAGGCCGAAGCGCGAGAGCGGCGGTTGCGTTTGGCGGCTTTGTAATGCCGAGGCGCGATTGTTGGGTTGTCCTGCAATGGCAGGATGTCGGCGGCTCATCGATGTATTGTTTTCAGGGTGTATTCGACGATGAATCGGTAGCGGTTGCGGAGTGCCGGACGAATCAATATTTGGTTATCCCTGCCACGATGAACGAAAGCATTCCGCACGATCCTGTTGAGTTCGACGAGCAGTATTTTCCGTTGGCACGGATATAGGTTTGCAGTGGCGGCATGGTTCCGGACGAGAAGTCCGGCCAGGGTCTTGCTCTCCCGGCATGAAACACCGCCGCTGCAATGTGGTTTGACGAGATACCCAAAGGCGAAAGGAAGACCGTCGGTTAGGTGTGCGGCCCCAAGATCAGGTGAGGGGCGAATTACACGCGCATAAGCCTGATAGCTGACTGTCTGGATCAAGTTCCGAGTAGCCACCGTGAGGGGACAGCGCCCCCAGTGTGTCGAGGAAGCAAGACCGGAAACGTAACCGGATATCCAAGACGAAAGCGCCAGGGCCGTGAGAAGCGGCCCGTCTATTTCAGATGAAGCCCTGCTATTAGCGGGGCTTTTATTTTGCCCACAAGTTTTGCTGGCCGAAGCCTGCATCCTGGCGCTTGCCTCCGCCCGATGGCGGAATACGCAGCGTTATGTCTCAAACCGCTGTCAACCCACGAAAGGTACTTGAGATGAATAAGCGTCAACTCTTGCAGGCTTTGGCCGTCGCTCGCGATGCGGCTATGGCAATCAATAACGGCGCCAACGGCCGCGCCCTTACTTCTGAAGAGCATGCGAGCTTTGAGGCTCACATGGCTGAGGCAACCCGCCTTCAGGCCGCGATCGACCGTTACGATGCTTTGGCCGCGATTGACCGCACCGCGCCTCCAGCAGCGACTCCTGGCGTCGCCGTGGGTGCTGATCACGCCACCGAGCGTCCTTGGGGAAGCTTTGGCGAGCAGCTGCTCGCTGTGCGTGCTCACGCTGTCAGTCATGGGCGGACTGCGGATCCTCGCTTGTACGCCGTTGCCAGTCCTTTGGCGGCTCTCGGATCGAATGAGTCGGTCGATGCCGAAGGCGGCTTCCTGGTAGCTCCGGAATACTCTTCGGACATCCTGCAGCGTACCTACAACGAAGGCCAGGTCACAAGCCGATGCCAGACTATGCCGATGGCCTCGAATCGCCTGGTGTTGAATGGCCTGGACGAAGACAGCCGCGTTGCTGGTCAGCGGTACGGCGGCATTCAGGTATTTCGCATCTCAGAGGCTGCACTTTTTACCTCCAGCAAGCCGAAGTTTAAGCAGATCCAGCTGACCGCAAACAAGGCGATCGGTCTGCTTTATGCGACGGATGAGATCCTCGAAGACGCTGGCGCGCTTCAGGCCTGGGCGGAGACCTACTTCCCTAAGGCTTTCGCATTTCAGTTTGACGATGAAGTAATAAACGGCACAGGCGCGGGACAGATGCTCGGCATCCTTACCTCGGCTGCGCCGGTGGTTGTTGCCAAAGACGCCGGCCAGGCCACTGGTACGGTGTCGGCAACCAACGTTCTGGGGATGCAGAAACGTCTTTGGGCTCCTAGCCGGCCGAATGCTGCCTTCTTTATCAATGTCGATATCGAAGATCAGCTTTGGAATCTCACGCGCGGATCAGGAACGGCTGTGGAGTTGCTCTATACTCCGCCTGGTGTTCGCGGCAACAGCAGCAACTTCGGCGTGCTGCTCGGCTATCCGGTCATTCCGATCGAGCAGGCCGCTGCGGGTGGCACGCAGGGCGATATCATCCTCGCGGATATGTCGCAGTACATCATCGGTCAGCGCGGCGGCATGAAGACGGCGTCTTCGATCCACGTGCAGTTCCTGACGGGTGAGCAAGTGTTCCGCTGGACCGTTCGCAACGATGGTCAGCCGATCAACAAAAAGCCGCTAGCGCCCTATAAGGGTGGCACCTCGACGAGTCCCTTCGTCGTTCTCGCCGCACGTCCTTAGTCAACCTGCACAGTGAGTCCGGAGCAGGATATGTCCTGCTCCGATTCGCTTCCTACTCGCTCTGATCTCTTCAGAGAAAGGATACTTTCATGAGTCTCGGATACTACTCCGCGCAGGCTGGCCACTGGGCCCAGCTGATCGCTCCCATCGACGAAACAGGCGGTAAGACATCTGCCGCTTTCTCGATGGCTATGTATGCCCACGCAAGCATCATTATCGGTATCGGAAATTCCGCTGCCGCTCCTGGTGCTGTCACCCTGCAGGCTTGCGCTGATGCCTCCGGTACGGGCGCGACCGCCATTGCCTTCGATGTTTTCAAGTGTGAGACTGCTGCATCTGACGTGCTCGGCCCTAAGACCTCCGTCACCAACGCAGGCTTCACTCCGCCAGCTACGGACAATATCTTCTACGTGATCGAAATTGATGCGCAGAAGCTTCCGCAGGGTTTCCCCTATCTGCGGATCGTCGAAGCCGACGGTGCAAACTCAGTGATCAATGCCATCTTCGTTCTGCTCTCGGGCGCCCGCCAAGCCTGCGATCAGTCCGCGACGGTGCTGGTCTAACTCTGTTCTCCGATCCGGCAGTCTCCCTGGCTGCCGGCCTTTTTCTCAAACGCACTCGAGGTTATCTGTGAGCGAATCCCTTCAGCTTGTGACTCCGCCGGCTGCCGAGCCCGTATCGCTTGGCGACTTCAAAGAGTTACTCCGGATCGCGCGCACGGATACCTCGCGTGACACAACCCTCACTCGATTCTTAGTTGCTGCTCGACTTGATTGCGAGAATTGGTGCCGCATTAAGCTGATAACTCAGACTTGGCTGGCGCGGCTCGACAGTTTTCCTGGCAGCTCTGTTGTCTATGACCGGAATGGCTATCCGGAATTCAAGTTGCCTAATCCGCCGTTCCAGTCAATCCAGTTCTTTCGCTACGTCGATACGCAAGGCGCGGTGCAGACACTTCCGCGGGATTCCAGCTACGGCAATAACGTTGCTGGGCCGCTCTATTACTACCAGCTCGAGCGCGGCGGCGGTGTTATGCCGGCACGCGTAGCGCCAGCATGGGCAACTCCATGGGCCCCACAGCGCCGCTTGTTTGCGAATACCGTTCTGCAGTTCCGCTGTGGCTTTGGCGGCCCGTTGCAAGTGAGCATGACTGCCGGTAGCCGGGTGCTTTCAAGCCCCGGATTTATTTTTAATCCTGACGATGCTCCCTTGCTTAGCGCTGAAGTCGGCACGAAGGTTTGTATTCCTGGCGCGGGTCCCTTGGTGGGTAGCGTCGCGACTGACCTCAGCACGCATGTAGCGTCGGTGGATGCAAATGGTGTTGCGACTCTTGCTGATGCGGCGGTAGGGGCGGTAACGAACGTCCAGGCCTGGATCGGCGAGCGTGTTCCGGAGGAGCTTAAGCTGAGCATCCTCTTTCATGCGCAATTCTTCTATGAGCAGAGTGCCGTCGTCGATTTAGAGGTTCCATGTGTTGTGGAATCTCTTCGAAGCCCCTACCGCAATCTCGTCAGCTGAGAAGGGAACTGTCATGGGAAAAGGAAGCGGCTGGCTGCTTGGTAGCACTCCGGGTATACGCAAGCCAAAGAAGCGAGTGGACCCACAGACACAAGACTTGGTATTCAATCCTGGCCTGGCGCGTCACTTCGTCACGATCGGCCGCGCGCCGGCCGCGCAGGATGGCTTTGGGCAGCCTGATACGACCTGGCCGGTGTACTACGAATGCTATTGCGAGATCCGGATGCTCTCTGGACAGGAGCTTTATCAGGCCGAAGAGTTCACGTCGGCGTCTCAGTATCGGTTTCGAATGCGCTGGCCGGGAGATAGCGTCACGATCAATGTTGGTGACCGAGTGTTCTTTGAATCCCGGGCCTTCGTCATCCAGATCGTCAATAACGTGAAGTTCCGCAATATCATCGTCGAGCTCACTTGCTTGGCGATCGATGGGAGCAGCTGATGCTTGTAGCCGGATTACAGCAGCTCGTGGTTGCGGACGCGGGAGTGCAGGCAGCGATAGGAACGCGGTTCTATCCTGTGCTCATTCCGGAGAATGTGACCTATCCCTGCGCGACGTATCAGGTGATTTCAGACGTGCCGGATTACCTGCTCGACGGTACAAAGGGCTTGGCGACCATTCGGCTGCAGGTGGATACCTGGTCGGGCGGCCCAGCCAATGCGACCTACGCTCAAGCGAAAGCAGCTCAGAAGGCGATTCGCTCTGTGCTTGAGCTTTACCGGGGCGTATTGCCGGATGGCACTCGCGTCGCGGGGGTGTTTGTGACCAATGCTATGGACGGCTTCGAACAAGATTCTCGGAGCTACCGCACGACAACCGACTATATGGTGACCTTCTACCTGGGCGCCTAAAATCCAAACCGCGCAACCGAAAGGAAAACGACAATGACACTCACCGCCGCGCCTCAGATTGGTCTGGGCACAGTAGTTTCGATTGGGACATTGGGAGCATCGCCCACTTTTACTGCGATCGCCAAGCTGAAGAAGGTGACGCCTCCTCAGCCGAAGTGGGGAACTGAAGACACCACGACGCTGGACACGACTGGGAATACCCGCACCTTCATCAAGTCACTGATTGACCCAGGAGAGTTTACTCTCGACGGTGAATACGCATCTGCTGATCCTGGCCAAATCGCGCTTAGCGCGGCGTTTCTGGCTCCGTCTAACCAGGCGAATGGCGCGGCCTATCCGTTCAAGGTCGTCCTTCCGGTGAATCTCGCCGGCGGTCAGACGACGATAGGCGACACATTCACCTTCAGTGGTCTGGTGACTGACTTCGCTGTTCAAGATGAGGACATTGACAAGATCGTGATGTTCAAGGCGACGATCAAGATTTCAGGCGCTGGGACATACGCTGAAGGCGCTTAATTAGCCCTAAAGTTGCATAACCCTGACCTCCGGAGCGGTGCTATGCTGTTCGCTCCGGAGGAACTCATGAAGAAATTTGCAGCAGCTCTTGTTCTGGCGCTTGTTTGCCTTCTCCCCACATCCGCTTCTGCGCGCGGTTCTCATTCGTCGGGCAGAAGTCACTATTCGAGCGGCGGCCATTATTCTGGCGGCCACGGTAGCAGTCACAAAGGCGGGCACTACGTGAATTCCCGCACTAGAAATCACTATCGTCCGCGTCACTCAAGGTAGGTTGGAAGGATAGGATCGATGGCTGATGGGATTGAACTAGACACTTCTGAATTAGACGCGTTTGCCGATCGTCTCGCCACGTTCGATGGCGATTTGCAGGGTCAATTTGAAAAAATCTGCAAAGAATTTCCCGAACGCAGTGAGCAAGAAAATGCGGAAGCCGCAATGGAGAAAGCCTTGACTCGGCTCGCAAATCGCTGACAGTTGGGGTAAATGCTTAAACTAAGGCCGCCCACGGGCGGCCTTTTCTAATGGAGTCGTCATGGCTAATGAAACAAGCGCGCCAGATCTAATGCTGTCGGTGCGTTACGAAATCGATGAGGCTTCGGAAGAGGTCACGCTTTTTGTAGGAGCGGAATCCTTCCGGCTCTGTTTTAGTATGCATGCCTACCTGGTGTATTACCGGTTGTTTGGCATCAATCCTGTCTTCGAGCCGATAGGTGCAGATCCGCTGCGCTTGGCGGGATTGGTCTGGGTTTCGCTTCTCAGGTTCCATAGTGACGTCGAACCACAGCTTGTCAACTCCTGGTTTGATTCGCCGCGGAATGCGCGCGTGCTGGTCGAAGCTGCGGTTAAGGCGTTGAAGTTATCTATTCCTGATGATGGGGATGTTAAGGCGGCATCTACCGGAAACCCTCCAAGCGCCTGACCGGCTACGCATGGTTTCGGCATCAGAAGGCCGCCGCGCATTATGACCTTAGGATTCCTGAGGAGGAGTTCTGGTTGGCGTCGCTGCGTGACATTCATGCCGTCGATCAGCGCCGCGTTCAGGCG